ACTGGTTGATGCTGCAGTTTGGCATCGCCAAAGAGCTTGGCATAACGCTGTCAGAGCTACGCGCGACAATGACAGCCGAGGAGGTTGTTGGTTGGAGCGCGTACTTTCAGATTTTGAACGAGGATCAAGAAGCGGAGATGCGTAAAGCTCGCCGTCGGCGGTAGACTGCACTTAGTTTTTGCGGTCGGTCGTGGCTTATCAAAGCGAGATCGAGCTTCGCGTAAAAATTGCTGATAGAGAGTTAAGGGAACTAGAAAGACGCACTGAGCAGCTTGTTAATCGCTTTGCATCAGGCGTTAATCCTTTCGGAGCTTCTGGCGGACGAAAACTAACAGCCGCCCAAAGGCGCGAAGAGGTTAACGTTCAGAGGCAGCGATTAAATTTTGTCAAAGACGCGGTAGAGGCTGAAGATCGTCTTAGGAACGCTAAGGCCCAAAAAACGCTACAAACAAACTTAAGGCGTGCTCGTTATTTGCGCGATCAGCGTATTAAGGCCGCTCAAGATGTAGCGAGAGCTGAAAAAAAATTAGCAAAAGAGAACTCAAGATTTAGAGAAAATCTTGCTCTTGGGGCAGGCTTTCCACTGCTTTTTGGTGGTGGACTAGGGGCTGTAGGCGGTGGTATAGCGGGCGCGGTGGCTGGTCGCGGTGGCGATGGATTTGGTCTGCAAATTCTGTTCAGCGCTCTTGGTCAACAAATTGATAACTTTTTTTCTGGAGTCTCAGAAGCCGCCACTACCGTCGCAAATTCTCTCGGTGGAACGACTGAAACCTTAGAGGCTTTAGGAGAAGCAGGGATTTTTGTCGAACGCTCGCTTACTGATCAAGTTCAGGCATTAGAAGACGCAGGGCGAGCTGTTGCTGCATATGATGCGGTTCAAAAAGAGCTAACAGACACTTATGGCGAAAGCGGTCTTCAGGCGTTGAGGACTCTTAAGGCTGCTAACGAAGATGCAAGCAGGTCAACTTCAGAGCTAAACGCTGTTCTGCAAGCGGAATTAGCGCCAACTTTTACATTGATCTCTGATGTCAGTGGTGCGGCAGCAGTAGCCCTTGCAAAATTAGTTCCCGTTTTAAATGCACTACTAAACCCTTTTCAAGGCACGCCTGACCCTGCAAGAGCGCAACGAGTAGCTAGGCAGGGAAGAATAGATGCGGGTGTACGGGAAAGAACAGCCCAGCTTGAAACAGGTCAAACGGTTGGCCAGCTTTCGGAAGACGTTAGCTCTTTGCAGCGTCAGACAGAAATCGCCAGGCTGAACAACGATCTTACGAGTGATCGCGTTGTGCTTTTAAAGCAAGTAGAGATAATTACAAAAGCCACAGGCGAGATAGATGCTCTTGAGGCTGAAACTCAAGCAAACTTGCTTGATACGAACCTAAAGCAAGTTAACGCCGCAAAAATTAAAAAGATTCAAGCGCAACAAGTTCTTGATCTTGCCAGGCTGGAAGTTGACGCACAGAGCGCTGTTACTCGCGCAGCTGAGAAGGCAAATCGTGAACAAGAGAGAACTGCAAGAGCGCAAGAACGGGCAGCAAGAATTGCTGAACGTGAAGCAGAAAGAGTCAGGCAGCGAATAAACGGTTTGCGGCGAGAAAGGGAAGAGATTGTTGCCATTTCTGCGATTAAGGACAAAATTGTTCTTGCTGAGGCTGCTAATGATTCACAGCTTCTTATTAAACTTCAAGGAGAACAGCGACTTCGCCAGCTTGAGACTGAACGATTAAACGATCTTGCAAAGGCCAAAACCGCAGAAGAAGCTCAAGCAATCAATCAAACTGCGATCGTTAAAGTTCTTGAAGCGCAGCTTGAGACTGGTCGTCAGCTTACGGAAGACCAGCGCCAGCGTCAGGAGCTTTTCGATGACACGCTCGAAGGTCTTCAGCGTCAACTTGACATGGCAGAAGCCACAAGTCAGGCAGAACGCGATCGCTTAAAGATTGCGAGAGAGATGAAAAAGCTCAAAGATAAAGGGTTTACAGATGACCAAGTAGCGCAAGCCGGTGGGATCATGGAGCGTTTGGCTGTAGCGCAGCAGCCTTTGAATGCCTTTATCCGTAAGACCACTGAAGACTTGAACAATCTGCAGCAGGTTGCTGTTGATGTTTCTCAGGGCATTGGCAACGCGATTGGTAGCTCACTGGTCAATGGGTTGCAGAGTCTGGTCACTGGAGCGGCAAGCATCAAGGAAGTATTTGCCAACTTGTTGAAGAGCGTGGCTGATGCGCTGGCAAGCACGGCTGCAAAGATGATTGCGCAATACATCGCGATTGGCATTGCTCGTGCGTTTGCTGGCATGGGAAGTAAGGGACTTGAGTCGAATTTAGATTCAAAGTCCTTATTCAGTACCGACTTAGGGCTGCCTGCTTTTGGCGATATACCTAGTGATTTTAAGTTTGCTCAAGGCGGATATGTTGACGGCCCCACAAGGGCGCTAATTGGCGAAGGTGGTCAGCCGGAATACGTCATTCCAGCCAGCAAGATGACTGAAGCGATGAGTCGTTATGGTCGTGGCGCTCGTGGATCTGCTGTTATCCCCGAAGGCGATGGAGCGTCAACTGAAGGCGGCATGGCTACTGGCGGTGGCTCTATCAATGTGAATTACAGCGTGGAGCGAATTAACAACGTTGATTACGTCACTGCGGCGGAATTCGAGCGTGGCATGACGCAAGCCGCAAAGCGTGGTGCTGAAATGGGACGGCGCAATGTTTACAGTGACCTCGTGAACAAGCGCAGTGTTCGTAGCAGGGTTGGCGTATGACGATCGAAGCAATTACCACCTTCGTTCATTTCGAAGACGCTGACGGCAATGACGAGGGCAGGTATCAAAACAGCAGTACGGGCAGCTCTATAACCTTTGAATCAAATTCCTATGGGTTCTTGCCGTTTATCTATAACGGTGCAACAAAGAGTCTTACTGGCGACAACTTGGAAAGCACTCTTACTATTGCCAATAACAGACTTGCCATTGAATTGGCTCACGAGGCTTCGCTTAGGTCTTGGTCTGTTCGTGTAGACACGGTTTTGATGGATCCAAGTACTTTTACGTTTCAACGAACGCTAACGACTGAGTATTGGATTGTTAACAGCATGAGCTACAACGTTGAGGGCATTCAACTTGCCTTGAGTACCGCAATCGATGCCGTGAACTCGTCTGTTCCAAATAAAGTTTTGCGGTCGCAGGACGTTGGAGAGCTACCTGTAACCTCTCGAATCAGTAACGCTTGATTGAGCCTTATCAGCTTATTGGAATGCCGTATAGGCTCGGTGCAGTACCTGACAAGCATGGCGCTGCCGATTGTCTGAGTTTGGCAACGGCTGTGCAGTCTTGGCACGGTATCGACATGCCCGCTCCGCAACGCTCATGGTACCGGCGTCTGATGCGTAGGGACTATTCGGTATTTACGGAGCAGTTAGAGCTATGGGGCGTCAAGACAGATGCCGCTAAAGTGGGCACACTCGGGTTAATCCATTGCCTTGACGGCAGCTATGGGTTGGCTTCTTTCTATGAAGGCGGATGGCTGCAATTCAGAGACCATCGGGTGACATGGATCCCCTGCAGCGCTCTTACTCCCGTCGCTCTTTACTGCCGATAGAGCAGCAGATTATTGACACGTTAGGGCTAACGCTCGATGAGTATTGGGAATTTTGTCGCCTCGCGGATTGCAAGGCTAAGGAGCGTGGAGAGGAGTATGCGCTAATTCCTGAAGTTGTTGCTACAGGAGAACCAAGTACAACTCTCGCGATCATAAGCATTGCAATCAGCGTGCTTTCTACGGCAGCTGCTTTGCTGCTTGCACCTAAGCCGCCTTCTCTAGAGGATGAATTAAGTCCAATTAGGACTGCGGACATTCGCGGGCAGACAAAGTTTGCTGAACTTTATGCCTTTGACAGCCTGCAAGATCTTGCAACGCTTGGCAGCATTATTCCGCTTGTATTTGTCAAACAAATTCCTGATCCTGGCTTGCCGGACAAGGTTGTCGGCGGTATTCGCGTTAAAAGCTTGTTGCTGTGGTCGCAGTTGCTGAGCAAGGGCTCGCACCAAGAGTTGAAAATGCTTACAACGCTTGGTTTATCTGAGCTTGCCGCAACTCCTGACTCACAAGGTTTGGCAATCGGTGACCAGCTGCTTCGTAACTATCAAGACGCACGCTATAGAGTTTATTTTAGAAATAACATTGCAAAGGCTGAGACAAATTTTGACAGTGGTGGCCGAGTCTTAACAAACAATACTTTTGCAGGCAGTTTGGAGCAACAAATAGATCCAGACGTTTTTACAGCATTTGACCCAAGCGTGCCTGAAAAAGCAAGTCCGTTTACAAGTGGCACAAGAACGCCAAACTCGCAGCGTCAATTTGGCTGCCATACGCCAATCTCAAACGGTGCTCCTTATTTTTTGCCCTACAACCTTGTCCAAGTCTTCGATGACGATGATTCATTAAAAGCCAAGCGAAGCAAAATCAATGGTCCTAAAGGTACCGGGCACTCTCGCCCGTACTGTTCAAGGCAAGGAATGGGCTTGCTGGTGCGCATTGATCCAGAGACACAACTGGAGACATCGCGATTTGAAGCAACGCCTGGAAACGCTGCATCATTAGACATTAAAGTTGGCGATCGCTTAGCTTTTGGAAACTCTCCAATTAGAGAAGACCCTGATGCGTTTGATCCGCATGGTCTAGATGACGTTAATACCGCTATTGTTCAGCGTATTGTTGCAAGTGATCAGCAGATCAACATTGGAGATTTATTTTCCTTTGGCAGTGCAATTATTCAGTGTACGAGAACCTCTGATCCCAACCCTTTTGAGGAAGGAATTACTAGAGACAAGTTTTATGACTTTGTTTGCATAGAGGCTGGAGTAGGGCATTTTATTGCGCCAGATAATGTGCCTGAACTTGAAGGCAACGTCGCATATGGAATGCACCTGCAAAAAATTGATATTGCTACAATTACAAACAACCGCAGTTGCGATCAAACCGAGATTGGTATTAAAAGCGTCGTTTTCAAGCAAGTAAACAATTTTGTTAATGTAAACTCAGAACCGCCTGAAAGAACCTTAGAGGATTACGAGGAAGATAATCAGTCATTCCAGCTTGGCAGAATAACAACGTTCCAAACAAGATATAGCTTTTTCAAGATTCAGTACAGAGCTGTTGGAGCGGCAGACACTGTTGATTTTAGCGACATCACAGGTGATCGTATCTTTGCCGTTAAGGGCAATACTCCTCAGCCTCAGTACAACACGATTTCAATATCTCATCCTCGTGGTCAATATGAATTTAAACTTGTTCCCTTGAGCGGTGCGATCGGAAATGATCGCCTTGTAAGTCCTATTGCAAATAAAAACAAAGTTTATTTGCTTGACGGAACTAACAGGCAAGAAATCGACGATGTTTTCAAAATAACTTATACAGGTCGAGAGCAATTTATTACCGATGGGACAACCACAAATGAAGAATTTTTGTTCAAACGTGCCTTGCAGGATCGCACTATTACAGGTCGTGTTTTAAATTTAGATAGATTCTCGCAAGGCGAGTTACCAGCAGGCGCGGGGTGGAAAGATGTTAATGACAGCAGAGTAGATTATGACCCGGTAAATAGACAGCTTAAATACGGTGTTTTTGTCAACGTTGACAACCCAACTGCTCCAGGCGCTGTTGTGGCCCGCTGGGACGGGGTGGACGTAGCCATAGGCGCTCAGTATCGGTACAGCGATGCTTCAAGCGACATTGTTGCTACGTTGCCAGCTTTAAATGATTTTCGAACTCTTGAGCCGGAAATTCTAGTTAGAACTGGCTCCACGCCACACTTTTACGTTGAGCTGGATGGTGCGGGCAATTTAGTCGCTGCAGTTTACAGCGGCAATGGCGTTACGGCACAGACTCAAGATCCAAACTTGCCAAACGATTTAACGAAAATATATCGAGTAGGCGCGAATATCTTGCAACAAACTGTTCAAATTCCAGCGAGTGTTGCCGATGATCCTGCAGGGCCGCAGTACGACCCATACACCGAAAATGGTTACTTTGGCGTTTGGGAACGCAGAGCGGACGGGATCCGCACAGGCGTGTGGAACGGGCAGGTTGTGCAGCTAACCACTAAAGCCGATAGTGAGCTTGAAGCTGCTGATTTTACAGACGGCTTTGCCTATGTTACTGGTAATAAGCGGGACTTTTTTCCAACCATTAACTGCGATGTTTACGAGATTAAGCGAAAGGTTTATACCCCACCCGGTACACAGCGTTATTTTAGAAGCATTGAAAAAGTTGAATCTTTTCAAATTCACCAAGCCCTAAACCTATATGCAATCGAGCGTTATGAATGGGATCATGAGGCATTCCCGTTTGTTCAAACTCCTTACGATGGCAATCCCAAGGACTATTCTCCTGACTCGTCTATCAATGGCAGTGGGTCAGGCTTAAAAATTAACGCTTCAAGTCTTGGCCCAGGCCATTGGCAATGGCAAATCGTTGATCCTGGCTCGGGTTACAAAAGAGATGACGTAATCAGATTTAATTTCACTGATGGCTCGTTTGTGGACGTGTTTCCGACAGAGCTGGGTTCTGAGGTTATTCCAGGAGGTTCGCGAGAGTTGCTTAATCCAAGAGATGCAATCGCTGATTTTCCAAAATACCAAGAGGAAAAAACAAGCCATCAAGATGGTCCAGAGCACGAGGTGGTATTTGTAAATGAAATGATCCGACCGGACAAGGACAAGGTGGTTCTTGTAAACGGCGTAGAACATATTGGAGGAGAAGCCCGGTACAACGACTTGTCTTTGTTGGGCATTCGCTTGCTGGCCGGCAAAGACTGGACTTCGCTAGGACAGCTCAGCGCCTACGTTAAAGAGGGGATTGTCGTCGATCGTTTGATTAACGATTCCGGCGGTGATGTTGTTGATGGAGCGTTGACCGGCCCAACAAATAATTTTGCAGAGATTGCTTACAACCTGCTGACAAGCCCACGCCTTGGCGCTGGCAAGCGAATTCCTAAAAGCACTGTTGACCGCGATGCGATGCAGATTGCTGCCAAGTTCTGCCATGCCAACAACTTTACGTTTGACGGAGTGATTGGCGAAAAAGCCGGGGTGCGTGATTTTATCTTTACCAATGCGGCTCTAAATTTATTAGATTTTGCGATCGTCGGCGGCAAGTTTTCGCTAATACCTTCAGTGCCCTACGACGCTCTTACTTTTGAAATTAAAGAACAGGAACCTATAGATAAAAAAATTAAAGCCTTATTTACCGACGGAAACATGAAAGACATGACAGTGTCTTTCTTGCCTGCTCAGGAACGGCAACTGCCTAAGGTAACGGTTGCTTATAGGCAAGAAAAAGAAAATGGATTCTCGTCGCAAGAGGTTGTGCAGATTAGGCTTAGTGATGAGTATGGCGGTTCAGACAGTGACCCTGAAGAGTTTCTCGACCTGACTCAATTTTGCACTTTTGCAAGACACGCGGAGACGATTGCAAAGTATAAACTGCTGCTTAGAAAACATAGCGATCACAACATTGATTTCAAAACAACGCCTAGTTCTGCATTAGGCGTTGCCGCAGGCGATTACATCACAGTGATTTCGCACTCAACGCACACGAATCGTTTTAACAACGGCAGCGTGGATGCGTTTGGCGGCATCACGTCGTCTACACCGTTGAATGACAGCACTGGAACGAAGGTTTACTACTGGAAGCCTGGTAACACCGACGTAAAAGAGGGCGATCTAGTCGTAACCGACAACAAAACAGGAGATCCAGCGTTCTTCGGAACTGTCTTCACGATCAAGATGACGAATGACCAAAGACGTGTTTACAGGGTCAACAGCATCACGATTGACGATGAGGGTCTTGTTGACATCAGCGCAGCGCATCAAGAGCTGTACGACCTTCGCAATAGCATCACTGGTGAGGTTATTGGCTCAGCCTTGGCTACAATCAATATCAGTGATGCCTCTAAGTTCAAGGTGACGCGCTGATGACGGCTGAAAGCTTTCCGGCACTAGTCCCGACCAGCCGTTCCTATACGCCGGGCGTTTTCCCTGAGCAGCAGTTTCAAGCGCAGAACGGTGCTGTTGTCAGGGTCCGCTATGGCAATCAGCGGTACAGCAGCAGCTTGTCGCTGACCTTTGCAAACATCATTGATTCAAAGGCTGCATCGATTCTGGAGAACTACGTGACTGTCATGGGTGATGACAAGTACGTCGTATTCACCACAGACAACGTTGCCGCAGGCGTGTCAACTGATCTGGTGCCTTGGATACGGGAGACGAACAGCCTTCTGAAGTGGAAATACGCAAAACCGCCATCGGTTACAAGCATTAAACCAGGACTGTCTACAGTGTCCTGTGAGTTCATTGGCGAGCTTGAGGGAGTCTGACCATGGCTAAGTACTACGCAGGTCAAGACGGCAGTGTCGACTTTGCAGGCTTAGCGGTCGCCAAGGTTGTGCAGTGGTCAATGACGGCCAACACAGATGCGCTTGAGGTGACGACGCTGAGCGAAGACGTTCGCACGTTTACTACCGGAGTGCGAACTGCATCTGGAGCGTTAACGATCCTGTATTACGACAACGCGCCAGTCCCGTTGCTAAATCAGGTGTTTCGAGACGGAAATGCTGCACAGAACCCGTCAATCGGAGACACTGCATTGTTGAAGTTAAATTTTGGTGATAAATCTTTTGAGTTCAATGCAGTGCTAACAAGTGCTGAATTGGCGTGTGTTGTCGGTCAAATAATGCGGGTCAATGTTAATTACACGATGAGA